CTGACCGCCGAGGCGGCCGAGCTCGAGCAGCGGCTCGCCCAGGAAACCGCCATCGCCGAGAAGATCGCCAGCCTGCGTGGCAAGGTCGCCGCGTCGGCCAAGCCCGTGGCGGTCGAGGCCGAGGCCCCCGTCACCCGCAAGGTGCAGCACGTCGGCCGCGTCCGTGGCTTCGCGTCGGCTGACGATGCCGAGGTCTGCGGTCGCTGGATTCGCGGCTACCTGCTCAACCGCACCGAGGATCGTGCGTGGTACGAGCGGAACGTCGAAGAGCGGGCGCTGTCGAGCAACGACAACGCCAAGGGTGCGGTGTTCATCCCCGAGACGTTCGCCTCGACCGTGATCCGCCTGGTCGATCAGTTCACCGCGATCCCGCAGCAGGCCAACGTCATCCCGATGTCGAGCAACACGCTCTACATCCCGCGCCGGACTGGCGGCAACACGGCCTACTTCGTGAACGACAACACCGAGACGACCGCCAGCGACATGGCGACCGACAACGTGCTGCTGTCCACCAAGGACTGCCGCGTTGCGACCCGCGTGCCCAACAGCCTGATCGAAGACTCGGTCATCGACCTGGCTGGCCTTGTGGCTCAGGAGTTCGCCCTGGCCCTCAGCCGCAAGATCGACGACGCCGGCTTCGCTGGTGACGGCACTTCGACGCACGGCGGCATCCGTGGCATTCAGTGGCGGTTTGAGAACGAGTCGCTCGCTGGCGAGAACGACTCCGGCGAGAGCTCGCTGTCGGCCCTGACCATTGACGACTTCGTTGAGACGGTCGGCAAGCTGCCCAGCTACGCCCGTCCCACCGCGGCCTGGTACGTGACTCCGCAGGTCTACAGCACCTGCATGCTGCCCCTGATGCTGGAGAAGGGTCTGTCGGCTGCCGAGATCGCTGGCGGCGTCAGCGAGGGTCGGTTCCTCGGCTACCCGGTGTACTTCAACAACAGCATGCGGACGGCCCCGACGAGTGACCAGGTGGTCGCCCTGTTCGGTGACATGAAGATGTCGACGCACTTCGGCCTGCGATCGCAGATCGCCGTGCGTGCCTCGACCGATCGCTACATCGAGTTCGATCAGACCTACTTCGTGGCGTCTGTACGTTTTGACGTGGTCACCTCTGACATTGGCGACGCGACCACCGCCGGCCCCGTTGTCTCGCTGCGGCTCTGACACACTGACTGATTTCCAAGGAGAGACCCTGACATGCACCCCGTTGCAAACAGCAAGAGTGTTGTGAGCCTGTCTGCCGCCGCTGGCCTTGCCTCCAACGGCACGCACACGGTCGCCATCGACTGCCTTGGCTTCGACCAGGTCAGCATCGACGTCGGTTACCGGTCGATTGCCCACACCTCGGCCCCGAGCGTGGTGACGGTGCAGCACAGCGACACGGACGGCTCCTACACCACGATCAGCGGTCTGGTGCAGGGAACCGACTACACGCTTGCTGGCGTGGCCAACACCGCCACGGTCAATGTTACGCGGTTCAACTTCTCGACCAAGGATCTGCGGCGGTATGTGCAGGTGTCTGTGACGCCCAGTGCGTCGGCCACCGCGAATGCCTCCAACAACACGATCGTGGTGGCAGCCCGGCTCGGCAAGGGCGAGAAGGGCTGCGTGAACGCGACCGACGCGAACGTCACGACGTTCGTGACGAAGTGATCAATGGCTGATTGACGACTACTCCAACCAGAGGAGGATGCCGTGGGCGCGGCGTCACCTGTGGCGGGCGTGAAGCCTGCCGTGCTTGACACTGGCTCCGGGCCAGTGCGTGTCATGTGTGCCATGTCCGTGCCTCGGCTCGGCTGGCAAGACCACATGTTCTGCTGGCCTCGGGGCCTCATCCCGTACGGCATCTCGCCGGTGCGGCTTGAAGGTGCTTTCTGGGGCCAATGCTTGGAGCGTGTGCTCACCGACATGGTCGAGCTCGACGACGATCCGAAGGAGCCACCGCTGTGGATCCTGACGCTCGACTACGACACGATCTTTGAAGCAGACGCGGTTCCCCGCCTGCTGCAGTACGCCACGGCCAGTGACTACGACGTGGTGGCGGCGTTGCAGATGAAGCGTCGTACAGACGAGCCGCTGTTCACCATGGCGGCAACCAACGGCGAGCGGATGGCTGAGGCCCCGCGTGACTGGTTCATCCTGCACAACATCGTGAAAGCCAACACAGCGCATTTTGGATTCACGATGATTAGGGCAGCGGCGCTCAAGCGGATGCCGCACCCGTGGTTCTTGGGTAAGCCCGACAAGGAAGGGAAGTGGGGTCCAGAGCGTGTCGACGATGACATCCACTGGTGGCAGGTTGCCGAGAAGGCTGGCGTAAAGGCCGGCGTCTGCACGCGGGTGTGCATCGGGCACGCCGAGGTGCAGTTCAAGTGGCCCGACCAGAACATGCGTGGACTGGTTCAGCACCCTGGTGATTTCTGGGACCGTGGCGGCAAGCCGCCGGAAAAGGTGTGGCAATGATTGAGACAGCACAAGTGCGATTCCGCCGGCCCTACGGGGCGTACAAGACGGGCCGCGTCTACACGTTCGCCAAGGGCGTGGCTCGCTCGCTCGAGCTGTTCGGCAAGGCCGACATCGTGCGGGAGCCGGTCATTGAGTTTGCCACGGCCCCGGAGCCCGAGCAGCTGGAGCGTGCCGTCGCGCCGGTCGCCAAGGCTCCTCGAGGCCGCAGGAAGAAAGCCCAATGAGCCTGTTCTATCGGGGCACGATTGCGAGCCAGTACCGCAGCCTGGTGGTCAGCACCGCCAGCGGCACCGGCGACCGTCCGGTCAGCGTGGCGGATGCCAAGGAGCATCTGCGAGTTGTCGATACGACCGAGGACGATTCATACATCGGGCTGCTGATCGACGCGGCGACGACCTGGTGCGAGGACTACTGCGACCGCACATTCGCCGACAAGACGTACACCGTGGCGTTCGATGACTTTTTCGGGACCCGCATTGAGCTACCGCGCCCGCCAGTGCGATTGAACGCAACTGCCGCGAGCGCCACGGTGACTATTTCGTATGTGGACACGGGCGGTGCCACGCAGACGCTGACGTGGGCTCAGTCGGGCACGCAGCAGTTTCGGCTGGATCGTGACCACGTACCGGCGTTGATTTACCCCACGTACCTGAACGTGTGGCCGAGCGTGCGGGTGGACGACAAGAGCGTGCAGATCACGTACTTGGCCGGCTACGGCGGGGCGGCCAACGTGCCCAAGCCGGCCGTGCACGCGATCAAGATGCTGGTTGGCCACCTTTACGCCAACCGTGAGGCGGTGGGGAACGTGGGCGACAATGTGCCGATAGGTGTGGCGGCGCTGCTCGAGCCTCTCAAGTGGAAGCAGTACACATGAGCATCGAAGGCCGCATTGCCATTGACGTGAACTTCGCGGACTCGTCTAGCGCCACGGGCGTGCAGTCGGTCAAGAAGATTTCGTTGGTGGACACCAGCAGCTACAGCAGCGGCAAGGTTGCCATCGTGACCGGCACTTGTGGCACGGCAGCGGTGTCGATTGCTGTCGCGCCGACTTCCTACAGAGATGCGTCTGGCGGGTTTGTGTCGTTTTCCGTCGTGTCTCGCATCGCATTCGCAGCCAATCCTTCTTCGTCCTGCGGCGCGGATGGCGAGGATGAGCAGGTCGTGTCTTCTGGAAATCGCGTGAGCGTCACGGACGTATCGACCCCAACATCTTTTAGTGTGGCAAGGATTGGCACATCGGGCACTGCTGCCTACACCCTCGTCATGTATGGAACGTGAGCCATGCTCAAAGCCGGCATCATGGACCAGAAGGCCGAGATCCAGACGCCGACCGAGGGCGTCAACAGCATCGGCGAGCCGACGTTCACCTATTCGGCTTTCGCCACCAGGTGGATGGCACTGCTGCCGCTGTCCGGTGCTGAGCGGATTGCCAGCCTGCAGAACGAGGGCACGGTCACGCACCGGGTGCGGATGCGGTACACGCCGGGGCTAAAGCCGAAGATGCGGCTGGTCAGCGAGGGCCGCACGTTTGAGATCGACTCGGTCGTCGAGCGTGGCCGACGCGAGGAGCACGAGCTGCTGGTCACGGAGGTCGTGGACTGATGGCAGTGCAGCTGGGCATGTCGGTCGACGGCATCCGGGAAGTCCTGCAAGGCTTCCAGGCGTTGCCTGTTGGGCTGCAGCGAAAGTACCTGCGGGCCTCGGTCAACAAGGTCACCAAGCCATATATTCAGCCCGTTAAAGCCTTGATTGCCCGTGGGCCGACTGGAAACCTCAAGCGGTCAGTGGGGGTGGTAACGGAAGCAAAGGTCAAGGGCAGGACGCAGACGGCCGTGCTCGGCTTCCGGCGTGGCGACAAAAGCGGCCAGAACGGCAAGGCGTCTGGCTATCACGCCTGGTGGATCGAGAACGGCGTCAAGACCCGCACGGCTAAGAACGGCCGAGCACTTAAGGTGCCGATGGCCATGGCCAAAAAATACAAGTACCTCATGGGCAAGCTGGCCCTGGTTGGCGGCGAAGACGGCGGGTCGATCTTCTTTCGCCAGGTGCGGGGCTTTGCCGGCACCGGCAAGTTCGCATCGTGGGCTGACCAGACGCTGCCACGCATCCGCGACGCCCTGCAGACCCAGCTCGTCAGCGCCTTGGATAAGGCCACGGCCGAGGCTGCTAGGCGTGCCGCCAAAAGGATGAAGTAGTGGCCACCGTCACCCACATCGACGAGTCCCTGCTGCAGGTGCTGACGGCTGACGCCGAGGTCGGCCTGCAGGCCGGCAGCCGCATCTACCAGGTGCAGGCCCCGCAGGGCACGGCGTTCCCGTGCATCGTTTTCAACCGAGACTCGCAGCTCAAGACGCCGTTCACGCACATGCTCGGGGCCGGCAGTTTGATCCGCGCCACGTACACGTTTTC